CTCCATGATCTAAATATCCCCAATAATGTCAGCGTAAGTCATGACTAAAGGCGATCAGGTCATAATCGGTCAACTACCTAATGATCTAGGCTCAGATCGGCTGCTATCGGTTTTACCGCCGTTATCAGCTGCCACTTATGGCTCACCGACCCCTAGAATCCACACGCCGCTTAATGATTTACCGTCTAGGGGCTTTGATCTCATAGATTTAGCCGCTGATATTCTCCCGGACGGTCTAATGCCGTGGCAAAAGTTTGCGCTGGAGCATACGCACAAATACAAACCAGACGGTAGGTGGGCTACGCCTACAAATTGTATTGTTGTGGCTAGGCAAAACGGCAAAAGTTTTTTACAGCAAATCCGTATTTTAGGCGGGCTATTTCTATGGGACGAGCCGCTCCAAATTGGTTCAGCTCACAGATTAGCCACATCGCTTGAGCAATTTAGACAGCTAGTTAACCTAATCGAGAGTTCGGAAATGCTATCCAAGCGCGTTCAGCGTATCAGGTGGAGTCATGGCTCAGAGGAAATCGAAGTCAAGGGTACGACCGGGCAAATCAATCGTTTCATAGTCAAGGCTGGCGGCTCAGCTGCTCGAGGCGTTTCAGCGCCATCGGCAATCCACTTAGACGAGCTTCGAGAGATGAAAGACTTAGAATCTTACGCGTCGCTGAGATATACCTTGATGGCTGCCAAAAATCCAATGATCATGAGCTACACAAACGCTGGCGATTCTCACTCGGTCGTTCTCAATGCGTTTCGAGAGCGTGGGCTTGCCGCAGCTGCCGGAGCAAATGATGATATTGGTTATTTCGAGTGGAGCGCACCGACCGACGATATTCAGCTGGAAGCGAACTGGCTGGCAGCCAATCCAGCAATCGGTCACACAATTAACATCGACAATATTCAGGCGGTTTTAAACGATCCGCCCGAAGTCGTACAAACCGAGGTATTGTGTAGGTGGGTTCAGACTATTTCCAGCATTATCGGAGCTAACGAGTGGAATAATTGCCACGATGAAAGCGTCGATCTTGACCCTGAGAAGCTGACATGGTTAGCGCTTGACATTTCGCCGGATCGCAAGTTCTGCGCGTTAGTCGGCGCTCAAAAATTAGGCGATGAGCGGTTTGTCGTAAAGCTACTCCACACATGGGAAAACTCAGTCCAGCTTGATGATCGAGAGATCGCAAACGAAGCTGCCAAATACTGTCGGAAGTATCCGTTAGAGTATTTGCTATATAGTCGCCGAACTTCGGGCGCTGTCGCGGCTAGATTCCAGCCAGCGGGTATCCCGATTTTTGACATGGATTCCGTTTATCCTCAAAGCTGCGATGAGCTACTGGGTGCGATCAACTCCGGGCGATTGCGCCATCGAGGGCAATCAGATTTAACGAAGCAAATCCTTTCAGCTGTCCAATTAAAGCGCGGCGATGGCGGCTGGGTTATTGGTCGTCGAGCTTCGCAAGCTGCGGTCTGCGCCGCGGTAGCGACTGCGCTAGTGACGCACTTCGCGACACGCCCAGAGATGGACTTCGATATTATGACGGGCTAGTGCTATAAGCCTGACACAATTCTCACATGGGTATTCGTGATTTATTTGCGTCAAAGGTGGAAGCTGTAACACCGCTCCAAAGTAGCGACGTTGAGGCTTCGGTTTCACCTGTATTCGCATTAGATTCGATCTATACCTTTAACGGTGGCGCTACTCAGGCTACGCGTGAGGAAGCTATGAGTGTTCCTACGATCGCACGTGCTCGCGGGATCATTTGTTCGTCCATCGCTTCGATCGGCTTACAACTCCGGGACAATACGACGGGGCTAGAAGTGCCAATGCCTCGCGTAATTCGTGAGCCTGATCCACGCGTACCGGGTAGCGCAACATACGTTTGGACAGCTGAGGATTTACTATTTTACGGTTACGCCTATTGGCAAATTACCGAATTATTTGCCGACACTATGCGAATCCGATCCGTTCAGCGAATCGTGCCAACACGCGTCGGAGTATTTTTAAACAATAACGGTACAGAAGTTATGTATTACACGATCGACGGAAAGCAAATCCCAGATTCGGGCGTCGGATCGTTAGTCGTATTTTATGGCAACGATGAAGGATTACTAAATCGAGCTGGTCGCACAATTCGCACAGGTGCGGAATTAGAACGCGCAGCTGCTAACTATGCTCGCGAGCCAGTCCCGTCAATGGTCTTAAAATCTAACGGCACAGCTTTACCAGCTGATCGAATTGCTAAATTGCTTGAGTCATGGGGCGTTGCTCGACGTAATCGCTCGACCGCATTTCTTAATGCTGACGTGGAATTACAAACAGTCGGATTCGATCCTGAGAAGTTACAGCTCGCAGCTGCGCGTTCATATATCGCGACAGAATTAGCGCGAGCTATTGGTATTCCGGCATTTTACGTTGACGCGGAAACTGGATCGAGTATGACTTACTCAAACGCAAACGTTACTCGCAAAACTTTGCTTGATTTCTCTTTGATTCCGCTAATGACAAGCATAAGCACCAGGTTATCTATGCCGGACTTTACGCCGTCAACACAAACAGTTAATTTCCGCTTAGAGGATTATTTGCGCGGAAGCGAAGCTGAACGTGTAGCAATTTACAAAACATTATTTGACATCGGCGCAATCAGCGTCGAGGAAATCCGACAAGCTGAGGAAATGATTAAATGAAGCTAAACATGCCGCTAACAATTACGTCAGCCGATAGCGAATCTCGCACAATTACCGGACGCGTCGTAACATGGAACGAAACTGGATCAACGTCCGCCGGACTTACGACGTTTAAGCCAGAATCTATCGCGACTAAGAACGTTAAATTATTACTAGAACACGATCGCACTCGACCAATCGGAAAGGTTTTATCTATGACCGCAACCGAACAGGGAATCGACGCGACATTTAAGATCGCGGAAACAACAGCCGGCAACGACGCATTAGTAGAAGCTGCGACGGGTTTGCGCGATGGTTTTAGTGTGGGGGTTAAAGTAAACGCACACGATTTCGTCGATGGCGTGTTAGTGGTCGCAAAGGGTTCGCTCGATGAGGTCAGTTTGGTTTCTGATCCAGCCATCGATAGCGCAAGAGTCAGCTCCGTAGCCGCGAGCGAAACCGAAGCCGACGAGGAAGTCGAATCAACAGATGATAATTCTGATTCCGAAACAGATGAGGAAACAGAGGAAACAAATCCAACAACAGAAGGAGAACAAGTGTCAGACACTACCGTTCCAGAAAGCGCCGCTGCCGAAACGGTAGAAGCGTCTAAGCACGTCCCAATGGCGTACACAGCGCCACGTTCACCAATCGTGGATAAGGTTTCTTATCTACAATACTCACTAAAGGCTTCAGTCCTACACGATGAGGACGCTCGCCAATATGTCAAAGCTGCGGATAACACCACATCAACAGCACCGGGCATGATTCCAACACCTCAGAGCCGCACAGTTATCAATGCGTTAGCAAATGCTGATCGTGGCATGATCGACGCACTATCTCGCGAAGCTCTTAGCGCAACAGGTATGACTTTCGAACTTCCAAAAGTAACTGGAGTTCCAGTCGTTACAAACATTGCTGAAAATGGCGCTGTTACAGAATCACAATTAACTGCGTCTTATATTTCCGTTCCGGTACAGAGCTTTAAAGGTCGCGCGATAAGCACGATTGAGCTAATTGATCGCAGCGATCCAAGCTACCTAACAGCTTTGCTTCAGAATCTCGAATTTGCTTACGCAAAAGTTACAGACGAGTTCGCCACAGGCACAATCGTGGGCGCTGGTCAATCAACAGGCGTTAACGCTAACTCAGCTACCGGATTCCTTGCTTACACATCTCAAGCCGCTGGTGCTGTTTATTCATCATCACTCGGTTTCGCTCGCAATCTCGTAGTTAGCCCGGGACAATGGACTAACATCATGGGTTACAACGACAATGGCGCACCGCTGTATAACGCAGCTCAGCCATCAAACGCAGCTGGTAACGTTCGCGGCGATTCACTTCGCGGCGTAGTTTCACCGGGCTTAAATCTATTTGTTTCACGTTCCATCGGAAACGCTGGAGCAACAACATCAGTCGGCGATAACTCGATGGTAGTTATCAACCCTGACGCATGGACATGGTACGAATCTCCACGTTTCGAACTGCGCACTAATATCCAATCTGATGGAACTGTAGATATTCTTTACTACGGTTACGCCGCAATCGCTCCAAAGATTCCATTTGGCGCATGCTGGAATCAGGTTTGATTCTAAATAAATAATCATCGGTCGTTTCGCTCCCGAGGCGACCGAGCAGAACTAGAGAGGATCGCTAATGCCAATTATTACCGCGGACGAACTTCGCGCTGTCTTAGGCGTTAGCGATTCTCTTTATCCTGACGCATATTTAGAGCTTATGATCGCCAGCGCCGAGGGCGCTATTTTGCCGTTGCTAACTGGTTATCAATCAGCAATTACAGGGATCGAAGTTAAAGATGGCATGGCGTTTTATACGACTCAACGCATTAACTATTTCGTACCGGGTCAAGCTGTAATCATTTCAGGCTGCGGAAATGCGTTTGATCTAACCGTTACGGTTAACGATCACAGAATCGCGCCATACATATTCACCACAGCAACAGCAGCACCAGATCAAATCTTTACACCTAAGATTCCCGCTGG